TGTGTCCGGCCTTCTTTCATGATAACCGGAACAGCTCTCTTAACATAGTCCTTACGACTTTCACCCTTTTTAACTTTAGGCATACTACTTGTCCCTTTCTTGTTTGTTGTTTTCCCTCACTACGAGGTAAAGTATTACAAGGGCGACGATGGTAACAAGGGCCGTAGAGACTAGGTAAGCTAGAAAGAGGTAAAATGTCATTGCTACGGTTGTCATATGCTAAAGGACTTTGAAGCCTTGGTAAGTGCTCGGTATTGTGTACTTGCCTACTAGTATCAAGGAAAGAGCCGCTGCGTCTAGATCACAGAGGGTTTCACCCTCCTCTACGGCCTTTGCTCTGCGATACAACAAGTCACGTTCTGCCTCTATGCTCTTCTTTTCTACGCTATTTATAGAAGGCAGTCCTAGATATTCCTCTGGATTGCTAACAGCAAAGTCTCCTCTACTTCGTAATTCTTTTGCAACCCTCTCTTGTGCATCTCGGAGATCCTCTCCTGTGAACACAGAGCCGTCTGCTGTCTCAAAGCTTAGTGCTTTCATTGTTCTTTCCCTTTCTCGTATCTTGTAGTAAAGCTGTAAGTCGCTGGACAACCTCATACCACTTCTCATACTCAAGATCACTGTTTGCCCAGCGTAAGTGGCGTTTAGCAAGACGAATCCTGGCTCTTAGTCTTGTTTCGGGAGTTGCCATGTTATGTGTCGGTAAGAGGTTAGGAAGTGGAGCTCTTCTAGGCTATCAAGCCAAGTGGCTGTGCTGTAAGGGAGACAACAAACAAGGTGGCCCTCTTTGTTTTTAAACAGTGTGCAAGCCTTAGTATAGTTATCTAGATAGATGAGTCCGATACAAGGTGCGGTGAGGGTAAAAGCTCCCTTGTGCGCTAGGCTGTAAACTCTTGAGATGTCTTGTGTTGTCATTGTCGTAAGTTAGTGTGGTTCTGAAGAAAGCTTCAGGTTGTGCTTTTTAACAACATCTTGCAGAATGTCTGCACAAATGTTAATACTTAGGTGAGCTCCTCGGAAGCCTTCGGTAAAAAAGCGATAATAGTATGGATCAGAAAAGAAGCGAGCAAACTTATAGCAAGCTCCTTCGTATGCGTCTTCCATAGACGGCTTTCCCGTTTCTAGGGCTAGAATGGTAACAGCTGTTTCAAGAAGCTTAATTAGCACTTCCTGTGGGATGTCCGAAAGTGGGCCATCTTCGAAGTTGTCCACGAGGTGGTTACCTGTAAGGTTGTTAATCATCTTAGTTTCTTCCTTCCTCTTCTTTAATTTGTCTCCTAAGTTCTTCTACTTCGTCAATAAGCTTACTTAACAAAGTTTGTAGGTCAGATTGAATCTTAGATAAGGCTTGCTCAGATATATCAAACTTAATATCGTTTGCAAGCCGTTCTCTAATAAAGATGTAGAGGTTAATTATATGTTCCCTCTCAGTGTTAAGAGCGGAAACAATAATACGCTTACTTGCTGTGGAGTGCAGTATGTCTTGGCTACTCATTGTGAATAGTCTCCTTGTTTATTTTCCTCTGTAAAGACGGTTGTTTGCTCTGATAAAGAGAGGCGTTGCGAAGGCAACATCTTCTCTTGTTCCATTGGAGGCTACTTCTGAAAGGTAACGAAGATCGTGCTCAGCTTTCTGTGCTGACAAGGGTTCTTCAAATACCTTGCTTACGGTATCCGTAGTTTTATACTCTAGGAAGGTTTTGTTAAAAGCTGTCATTTTAAATGTAGGGTTTGATGATAAGTGTGTCGCTTCTTTCCTCTTCCTTCGGGGAACGGGTGTAGCCCTCGTACTCGCGAGAGAAGAAGCAGTAGCCCTGTGGGCAGAGACTGTTAAGCAAAGCTTTAGTGCTTGTCCTTGTTCCATAGCCACAAGATTTAAGAACAAGCTTGTTACTCTCCGGATCATAAAAAGCAACTAAGCTTGTGTGGTAATACAAACAGACTAACTTGCCACCGTCGCTTTTCTCAGTAACGACTAGGTTTCGGTTCTGCTTCCTTTTGTAGGACTTAGCTTCTGTTCCCCTCTGATTAGCCCCTAGGGACTTGCACAAGCCCTTGAAGTCCTCGGAGAATTCTTTGTTTATCTTGTTCATCGTATGTTGTCCTTGTTGTTATTCTGGATGTTTGTTCAAGTGCCGTCCGATGACCTGCTTTGCTCCGAGCAAGGAATGACATGTGCATTCTAGTCCAGAGAGCGTTGCTGATTTTGGCAGACAGAAGCGGAATTGCTCCTGTCTGTGAACGCTAGTTCCATCGTCATAATGAATAACGGGGGTTGAGGCATTCGAGCGTTCTGTAATTCATTTCGTCCACTCCTTTTTGTTGTTAAACTTGTGTGGAGTAAAGTTTCCAAGCTGTGCAAGTTTTATCTAAGGCGTAGTAACCTGAGGGAGCTTCTCCCTTGCCTTCGTATGAAAAGACCTTGCTGTAATGATCCTTGTTCTTGTGTAACAAGTGCCACTGATAACGTGTAAAGTAGTCCTTGGGAAGAGGTGGGTGGCTATTGGGGAGGTAACAGTGTCCTGGAAGGTAACGATAAGGCGTAACAAGGGAGTCAACAAACCTCGGCTCGAACTTGCCTATCTTACGGAAGAAAGCTTCAAGTATGCAATAGTTCTTGTAGGATTCAAGCCAATGCTCGTAACCTCGCCACGTCCTTGTAATGCAATGGTTACTCCAAGGACCACCATTCTTGAGCGCGTTCAGGATCTGCTTGCACTCAAGTATTTGCTTAAGTAGTCTTCGGTTATCAAGGCACTTAGAACAAAGATAGAAATCTCGATATGGTAAAAATACTTGCATACTAGTTCGCTATGTATAGTGTTCTTGAGTATATACGAAAACCACAGTCTTCCAGCATGGCAAAAACGTGAAGCTGTGTATCCTTTAGCCTTTCTTCAAAGGAAAACTCTTCGGAGTAGCTGCAAAGCGAACGTTCCTTAAAGCCTTCTTTCGTCTGGAAGAAAACGAAACTTGCACAGCCAGTTTACAACCTCTACTTTGCTTCCTTCAGCTGTAAGATTTCCATTTGTTACACAATAGCTTTTTATTTGCTTTATGCTAGGTCTCAGTCTAGGTTAATCTTGTAAAAGTAGCTTGTGGCTGTTTCCACGCTTACAAATTGCAAAACAAGCTTGCTTGCAACGAGGTTGTTAACGAGCTTTTGCACACAACACCTTGTGATGCGAATCGGAAGCTCTTCTTGAAGAAGGCCTATTGTAAAGGCATCTCTTGAAGCCAAGTGCATTAAGTTCAAAGTCCTTGCAAGGACCTCTTTCTGAAAGGTTGTATGAAGATCGGGACCGGTGTTTACTGAAAGTAAACCATCCTCACCTTGTTTGAAATAAGGAGTTTGTTTCATCCTAAGGGGGCCTTTGTCCATAGGGTTGGCATTGTTGACCAAGAGTCTTTCCTTGTATAAAAGCGTGAGTAACCGTGAGGCATTGTGTAAACGCTTTTTGCTTCACAGTTCCAAGGAAGATAACTTTCAAGCTCTTGCTGAATTTCGTAAAGCCTTTTAATATCCTCCCCTTTAATATTTCCGTAATCGTTAATTACAAGATTTTCAATGCACCTTTCTTGTTTTGTGTTATGTTTGTAAAACCTCGTAGCACAGAGGTATGTCTTGTAATAAAAGTATCTTAATCTAGAATAGTCCATCGTCCTATCAAGGATAAAGAAACCAGTTCTATTAAATAGGACAGCTTGTGATTGAATAACTTCCTCACTGAGAATATTTCTCTTCACGAGAGCAGAGCTGAACGTTGCATTGTAGAACTTATCTACTGCTAGTGTTAGTGTTTTCATGTTAACCTTATTACTTGTTGCCTTGTGTGCTTTGCACACCTTGTTCTAAAAGCTTAAGCTAGTCAAAGATTCCGAGCCCCTCTAGGGCTTCGTACTCGTGAATTGTCTGCTCAACTTCCTTGCATAGCACTTGCCCTTTTACCTTCTCGTTTGGAAGTAACCTCGTTACGTCCTTGCTAAGCAGTCTTGCAAAGAGATGAACTCGCATGGAATGCTTTGTCTTGCCACTGCCTTTTCCTTGAAAAAACTTTAGCACTAAGGGCTGTTCCGGAACGAGGACAGAGACCTCTGTATCTTCAGAGAGCCTTGTCCCATCTATGAAGGACATACCTTGAACAAGGGTCTTCCTAGCTAATCTCTCGGGGGAGGGCAGGGAAATGAGCTCACAGAGGTCTGCCTGTTTGTAACCCCTTTCTAGCAAGAAGGACCGCAGGTCTGAGCCTGTTACAAACAGCCGTCCTATGTTAGCTTTTAAGAGACTTGCTTTTGTTAGTAATTGTGGTTTCATACTATCCTTGCACCTTTGGGCCTTAGCCTAGGCTAAAAACACAGGCCCAAAGGGCCCGTGGAGATTAGCTTAGCTACCTTGTGCCTAGACTAGCTTGCCTTGCGCCTTGTGACGCGTGTTCCAGTTGCAGCATCCTGAAAGTTCTTACACAGATTTGCTGCGTAAACGTAAGCATCAAGGTATCCATCGTCTTCGTAGTCCGCGCCTTCAACAATCTCCATAACCTTAGCTGGGACTTCGAAATGCTTGCCGAGGTTTTCTGCAAAAGTAGCAGTGGACTCGATACGAGCCTTCAGAACCTTAATACGATCATCGAACTCGCCACTGTCAATAATAGACTGGAGAAGCGTCCTCGTCCCTTCGGCACAAGTTGGGATGCTTGAACCTCCGGAAGAACGCTCGGGAGTCAGGACGCTAACGAGCTTGAGCTCTTCAGCAACCTTGTTGCAGGCGTTTCGGACAACGTCCATGGAGACAAGGCTTTCGACCTCGTTCCCGTCCTCATCTTCGGTAGCCGTGATACGATCGAAGAAAGAAGACGGGGACTCGGAGACAACATCCTTGCCATTTCTCTTCGTGGTCTTCTGCTTGATTCCGCTCTCCGCCTCAACGATACTTGCAGCGGCCTTTAGGACCTTGGCTCGCCATGCAGCGGTGTCCCGACTGCGTGCCCTCTCGAAGGCGCTTGTTGTAGCCATACTGTCGTATTCTTCGTAACTGTTCGGGTAAGACTGCATAGAGACAATCTCACCATACACATTCACATCGATGTCTTTCATACTTGTTACTTGTTACTTGTGTTACTTGTGTTACTTGTGGTTGTTAGCTAACCAGAGTTAAAGAGCAGGGACTTGCCTTCGCTCCGGTCTCCACTCAAAAAGAACTAAGGACAAGGTAAGCTGGGCGAAGCCCAGAAGCAAGAAAAAACGTGGACAAGTTTCATGCCAAGTTCGCACTTGGAGCAAGAAAAATAGACACTCGGGGCGGCAAAGATTGCCTAGTCGGGAGAGCCTTGTTTACGTAGTAATACGTTATCAAACTTGTCTCGCCCTGGGCAACTAATCTAAAAATGCCTAACCCTCGGGTCTTGCGTAGCAGCTTTTTAAGAAGGTCAAAAAGACTATATATAAATGTAAAAAATATATAAAATATATATAAATAAAAAACTTTGAACTTTTTGTGGAAACTCTCGGGGGCCTCCCGGGATTGCCTTGATCGACCTCGGGACCGTAAGTCTCTCGTAGAGAAGCACTTGTGAAAGTTGGCATGGGGAATGCTTTAAATACTTGAAAAGCGCAAGAAATTGACGTTTTTAAGCAAACAATCTTGGGGGGCCATTTGTAGATTAGTTATCCGGCTCCCAAGTATTAAAAATTCATAAGTCCTTGTTACTTAGGGTTTTATAAATTGTAACAAAAGTACCATTGCCCGCAGCTTGCAGTAATAACGCCACTTGCTAGGCATTTATCGCATTTACCTTAAATTGAGTACGTCCTAACGGTAATTGTACAACTCCTTGCTATACAGGGCCTTCGGTAATTTTATTTTTTCGGTTTGGAAGGCGTTGCTAGGCAAAGACTTGGGGAGATTGGCACGGTTTAAGCTCTAGGGAAAACTTGTCAAGTGAAATCGTTTTATCAGCAAATATATTTCTTCTTGGCATGACATATGCTATGCAACCTCTTGGGGAAGCCTTCTCAATTAGGTGTCAAGCTAAATCGGGGCTTTTTAAATATATTTCGACTTGGCATGCTTTATGCATTGTGTATCACAGTATGATATGACGGGTCGGCCCTCAATCGGCTTAACCTGATAATACCCTTGCACGTGAAGCTAGGCAATTTTTGCCTAACTGTCCCTTGCTGGAGTTTCACGCACGACTCGTCAAAAAGGGCCCTAGGCGTCCTCAAGTGCCGCCTTGGAGGGCCTTAGAGGGGAGTTTGAGTAATAGGAGGTTTGCCTTGTAGTATTGCAAAATTTTCGCTTTTGCCCAGGCCCCCATACTATCAAATATAACGGAGCTCTCCGAAACTTTTCCAAGTTTCTTCTCCTTGCTACTTATAAGAAGTAAATAGACAAAATAGTACATATAGTCCTAATAGCTTTTCTTGCCTCAGAGGCCCTTTTATGGCATGCTCCACGCATGAGGACAGGAGGGCACCAAGTTAAGTTTAAAGAAGAAACGAACAAAGGTAATCTGTCTTGCTTGGCATTACTTGGTGTCTCTCCTGCCTCTACTCTGAGCGAGACCGAGGATGGGACGCTTACTTGCTCAGCACTAGGAAGAATTTTACTTGCGAGGAGAGAAGATGCCAGCAGAAGTAACTAGGCCAAGTGGTAATCTGAACAAGGAGGAGCTAAAAGCTTGGCAAGAAGTTGTATTTGGGAAGTCCTCAGTAGAAGAGCGGACGGAGCTCAGTGACAAGGACAAGGCAGCTATTGCTATGATAGCCACAGGCTCTTCTAAGGAGACTGTTACCAAGATACTAGGACTAAGTCAAGAAGAGGTTAGCGAAGTTATTACTTCCAAGCTTGGCCTAGAGCTTCTTTGTAAGATTCAAGATGGCCTTGGTATGACTGCCGAGGAACGCTTGTGCAAGGCAGCGAACCTAGCTGTTGCAAAGCAGATAGCTCTGCTTAATTCCAGCAACGACAAACTTGCTTCAGAAGCAGCTCGCTATATTCTTGACCAAGCTATTGGTAAGGCTCTTCAGAGACAAGAAGTTAGGAATTACACTTTGGTTGCTGATGCTACGAGCATAAGAGCTAAGTATGATGCTGTTCAGGAACAATTACAAGCTCTCGATCAGCAGAGGAAAGCTTTGTTGGCTTCTAAGCAAAAAGCCATGATAGACGTTTAGAATGCTTGCTACACAACAGTACCCCAGTCAGGATACGGAGACAGCTCAGAAGAACTCTGTTGATATAGAGGAAAAGCTTCGTGAGCTCGATGCTCTTGAGCTGTCTCTAAAGAAACAAGCGGCAGAACTTGCACAAGCGGAGCTCGATTATCATGAGAAGAACCTTATAGAATTCTTCGAGCCTTCTCCTAAGCAGCTTAGGTTTATTCGACACGCTAATTGTGGTAAGCGAGCAATCTTTGCAGGTAATCGCTTTGGTAAGACGGAGCTTGGTTCTGTTGAAGATGTATCATTCCTTTTAGGAGAGCGAAGGTTTTTCCCCAAGGGGCACCCCTTGCGTCGGCTTGGCATTCCAGCTCAAGGTGTTAAGATATTAGTAATAGCAGAAGATTGGGATCTCGTAGGAGAGCTTTTTACAAATGCTCCGGAGAAGCTTGGCAAACCGGGGAAGATTATGAAGTATCTTCCGGCTGATGCTAAGGTTACAACTCATCGTAGTCAGAATGGCATTATAGATACAATTTACGTGGAGGTGACCTTAGATGGTCTTCCTCGCAAGAGTGCAATTTTCTTTGACACCGTCAAGAGCTTTAAGAATAACCCAAAGTCCTTTGAGTCAAAGGACTGGGATGCAATTCACATTGACGAGCCTGTTCCCGTTGCCTTATGGAAGGCTGTCAGTCGTGGTCTTATAGACCGGAATGGAAAACTTTGGGCTCTTCTTACACCTCTTTCTGAAGCTTGGCTATACTACATGTTTGCAGAAGCTGTTCCGGAGAACACTGAAGAGAATGGCATGTGGTGGTGCGAGGCAAGTATTTGGGATAATCCGACACTAACAAAAGAGGCTATCGAAGAATACTTCAAGAGTGTTGCAGACCCCGCAGAAAAAGCTTGTAGAGAAAGTGGTAAGCCCTTGGCACAAGGCAACCTTGTTATCTCTACCTATGATGAAAATAAGCATTTGTGGAACGTTGCGGAACGTGGGCTTCCTGCTGGCTGGGTAGATGCTTATACGCCACCAGAAACTTATTCTTGTGCTTTAGCCATAGATACCCATCCACAGACTCCAACAGCTGTCCTCTTTGTTGCTGTTTCTCCTCTTAACCATGTCTTTTTCTATGACGAACTTTTTATAGGAACTCTTGAAAAGGATCGCATTAGTCTTGTTGCTAATGAGATAAACAAGAGAGCTTGTAGGGTTCGTATGGAGTACATGTTATGTGAACCCGCAGCTTGGTGCCAAGATCCCGAGAGTGGCCGGTGTTTTGCTGACGTCTTCTTTGAAAATGGCCTAGATGTAGAGAAGGCTTCTAAGGAGAGAACCTGGGCTATTCAACAAACAAGGATACTTTTTGCAGGAGATAGAAAAGTTTGGGTGTTAGACCACTGTAGAAACTTACGAGGCGAGCTAAAGAGATGGTCTTTTACAAAGGAAAACAAACCAGAGGATAAAAACGACCACTTTTGTGAATGCCTAGGTCGTCTAGTTGTTAGAGATGATCTTAGTTGGGTTCCTTTTCGTCATAACAGAAGAGTAAGGAGAAAAAAGGAAGAGCAAGAAACTTTTTCTGATCTCCTTCAGGACTTTGAAAAATTAGCAACAACCGACATTTACTCACTAGAATGAACCTAGAGACTTATCGTATCCCAATACTAGGGCTTCTTGGTGCAGTTAGCACAGTTACTTTAAGTGAGCTTAACCTCCTTCTTGGCTTTTTTACTGGTGTGCTTTCTTTGTGTTACATAATCATTAAATTTTGGAAAGAGCTGAGGGAAGACAGAAAACAACATGAACCAAGAGAAGATTAACCGAGACCTTAAAGAACACACACAGGGGGCTTCTCGTCTTCAGAAGTTCCTTATTGATCGTATTCGGTCTTATATGACAGCCTCAGCTGCTGCTATGCATCAGTATTGGGCTCAATGGGAGGCCACTGAGGATATTTATAGGGCTTGGCGTGTCCTTGACAAGGAGGATAACGAAAGTAAGAGCAAAGGAAATACAGCTAAGCTTATAATCCCTGTTACTTATGCTCAGACACAAACTTTCTGTTCCTTCATGCTGTCTGCTTACACTCAGAGAGATTACTTCTATGAGCTACACGGAGCCGGTCCTGAGGACAAGACTTTTGTAGAAGGCATACAAAGAGATATTCAGTACCAGCTTGACAAGAACTCTTGGTCTATTATCCTGTTCCAAGCCATTTTAAACGCTTGTAAATATGGCTTCTTTACCCTGAAGACTCAGTGGGATACGGAGTACGAGAATGTACGAGCTCGTAGGGAGGTTAAGCAGGAACCCAATATGTTTGCAAGCTTGTTAGCTAAGATGACAGGCAAGACTGCTATGGGTACAACTGTTGTAGAAGAGTATGTTGGCAAGATGCTTGCATACGAAGGAAATAGAATCTCTGTAGTCTCTCCTTATACGTTCTATCCTGACCCAAATTTTCCAATTTCAGAGTTCCAGAAAGGGGAGTTCGTAGGTAACGAGGAGGAGGTCTCCCTAACTCGTATTCGCTCTCAGGAGGGCAAGCTTTATTATGGGACTGATAAGATCAAGGAGGGATATTCAGCAGAGTTATGGGGCTCTCGTAAACGCCGCGTCGGGATGCTCTCCATAAAGAACTCGTCTTTCAGTACGGGCTTCCATACACTGAAAGGAAATGCTGTGCTAACAGAGGTGTTTTTCTACTGTATTCCGTCGGAAGTCAGTAAGAAAACAGGTTTTGATCTTGGCCAGGAGCGTGACCCGGTTCTATTTATTGCAACTCTTGCTAATGACGATAAGATCATTCGTTTTGAGCGAAGTGGCTACTTATATCAGGGCTTCCCCTATGCTGTTGGAGAGTATTCTCCTGACAATAATTCCTTTATTAACCCTGGCTTAAACGATACAATCTCTGACTTGCAGAACCTTGTTACATGGTTTATTAACAGCCATGTTTTAAATGTCCAGAAGGTTCTTAAGAATCGCTTTATTGCAAACGATGCTAAGGTCAGGACAGAGGATATAGATTCAAATAGCCCTTATATTCGGGTTAACCAATCGGGTCTAGATATTGATAAAGTTATAAAACAGGTTCCTGTTTCTGATGTAACGCAAGGGCACATTGGGGACGTTAATAACCTTATGAGTATCATCCAGCTTACTACTGGAATTAATGATAATGCTCTTGGTCAGTTTGCTTCTGGTCGCCGTTCAGCTACTGAGGCAAGGAACGTAAATTCTGGTGCTTCTGCTCGTCTGCAAATGCATGCAAAGCTTCTATACGAGGGAGGCTTTTGCCAATTTGGCCGTCTTCTAGTTGCGAACACAAGACAAGGCCGCTCTCTTGAGGTATATAATAGGATATTAGGAAACTCTGCCATTAAGTATCCTTTCGAGAAAACTATCTTAGCAGAACCGGAGCAGATTCTAGGTGGTTATGATTTCATGCCTTTTGATGCTACTCTGCCTTCTGCTAGGTACGAACAAGCTTCACTTTTAAAAGAGGTTTTCACGATGTTAGTGAACAATCCTCAAACTATTCAAATGCTACAGCTCAAT